GTGAACCAGCATTCATAGTCTCCGCAGAGATATATGTATCTTGGTCTACATCAATTACACCACCAAGTCCTGTCCAATTAGATGAAACTACACCTTCAAATCTATTAGTTGTTTCATTATATCTAATCGCACCATTACCAACTGATCCAGGTGTAGGTCGTGTTCCTACTAAACCTTTTGGTATAATTAAAGTTTGTGTAGAATTAATAGAAACATTACCAGAACCATTTGGTGTTAATATAATATTACCATTACCATTAACGGCAGATATTGTATTAGCTGCTAAATTAAGATTACCTAATGTAGAACCACCAACAACAGTAGTAGATCCTGATACAGTAAAATCACCAACAACAGCAAGTGTTGAAGCTTGTACTTGTACTTCACCTGAACCATTAGGGTTCAGTATTAGATGACCATTAGCATCTGTAGTAGATATTGTATTAGTATTTAATGTGATATTATCTACATTTAATACATCTATTTTTGAATTAGAATCTACTAGAATAGCAGAATCTGGTGTTAAGGTTCCAAGAGGATGATCTAATAAGTCGGTAAAATACTTACCGCCAATAATATCACCATGTACTGTTCCTGAATCATCACCTATGAATAGTTTTTCTGACGTAAATGAATACGCCATTTCACCTATCTGCAGTGACCCATCAACTGGTGCCGCTGCGGTGGTGGAATATTTAGTTTTTATTATAGTACCTGACATTTTAAATGTCTCCTGCTAATTAATGTTAGATTGTTTTATAATAGTTATAAAGTATATACTAAAAACTACCACCAACCACTGATAGATTGGGATGATCTATATCTGGTCGTATTTTATATGTTTGTGATGGTTCGTCCCACATAATAATAGAACCATCTACACGGGCTGATGTATCTACATCAATTAGTTCACTTAATCTTTGTGATTGTACATGAGATAATGACGTAACAGTTAATGAATTTTGTGTATCATTAAAACCACCTATAAGAGATGATGATTTTTTATCAGATAACTTACCTATAATTGCCATTTCTTATAAACTCCTTGTTATCCCACCTGTTATTTCAACTTGTCCTTCTATCACTCTTGTAATTATGTTGCTAATATCACTCTTTATTTCTACATCATATAAGTATCTACCAGGTCTCATCGCATTAGAAGTAGCAGCAGGTAAACCTATTACAACAACTCCATATGCTGCGTTTGTAACAGTACATACAAAATCATATTTAGTTTCTGACGATATTGTTCTTCTAATTTCAGATTTGATAGTATAACCTGCAAGATCTGCAGGTTCACCTGACATATCTTGGATCTTCAATTCTTCCGAAAAATCAGATCCTTGATCTATACTTAAATTTGCGTATATTGCCATTTCTTATATTTCCTTTCTATAATACTATTTATATTATTTACTATTTATAAATCTATCCACAAAGATATATACAAGCAACTAACTTAACTTCTGTAGGATCAGAGAATGTAACTGCTTCACGGACTTTAGCTACTGTATAAGATCTAATAATATCGTCATCTTGTTTCTTACCTTTACCTGCGATGCTTGAGGTTACTATGAGGTCACCTATTTCTAAGTTACCGCTCTCACCACATACGTTTACTTGTCCTTCTCCTAACGAGTTCATAGAAATGGAATCATGGGTGTCGATGTAATGGGTATACTCAGGAGCAATGTCTTGAACCTTTGAATCTGGGGTTACTCCATCGCCCTCTATGTAACTTACATCTCCCCCAAGCATCGCAGGGAACAACTTGGTTGTTAAAGCTGCCCTCTTCGTAAATACTCCAACAACACCCTTTTGATTAGAAGAAGATGAAGAAGACAACTCGGTGATTGTGTTACTTATATCCCCTTTAATTGTCACTCCATTATCAACCAGAATGTCACCCTCAACTGGGCTATACGACTTGTCGAGCAAACCCTTATGACATCCAGTAAATGGAGAAACCCCACCTGCTATGTAAGCACCCCCTGCTATGAACGCATCACCTGCGGAGTGAATACCATAAATTTCTCCTGTGGAGGGGACGTGCAGGGCAAGGTATGTTATACATTGATTATCGCCTGCAATCCAACCTGTTGTTGCACCACCCCACATTGAGGTATTATCTAGGTTACTTATGTAAGAGACAGAACCGTAAGACTCTCCACCCCCTTGCACCATTGCACCGTCAATCTCAGTTTCCCATGTTATTCCACCATTTGTTCCAACAAAGGTACACTTTCTGTCTGGAAGTTCCGCTGCGTATGAGGTGTGTTGAACAATTGCTCCTAAAGCTGAACTGTCTCCAATAGCCCCAAAACCTGCCGTAAAACTAGCTCCTGTATTAGTGCCAATAGCGATTAGTGCCATCTTATCTCCAACAGAAGTCTCTAAGGACGCTGCGGCAGGGGCAATACCTGCACCAAAGTTCGCAGGATCACCTAGCGAGAAACTCATCCCACTACCAATATCGATACTGTTAAGCATCCCTGTCGAGATGGCATCAGCGGATAACTCGGTTGCTGTAATAGTACCTGTGGTAATGTTTGACCCATGAATAATAGTTGTTCCAATAGTATCATCACTTAAATCTGAAAATGATACAGTTCCATTAAAATTATATGATCGGATAGTACTACCCGTGGTAACGGTTCCAGTATTACCATTCATACCCTCTACTACTGTATAAACACAGGCGAAGTACTTACCAACCGCTTCAGGAGTTACTGTTTGAGGATTCACAGACCATCCGGTACCCGAGAGAGTGGTCCACTGGTTTGTAGACCAGTTATAATTACTTTCACTTAAATACGGTGGTTGTGGATCAGTGTAGTCATTAGTCCAAAGATTACTAAGGTATAATGTTCCTGATGCAGTTCTTGCACCATTTTCACCGTTTGTGGCAATCCCTGGATTACCCTGAGAACCTGATGCTTGTACTATAACTCTGAACACATAGTAGCTACCTATTCCTTCAGGTCTCTGACCAAAAGTACTCCAGAGTACCTCGTCACCTGTTGGGTCAGCAGGTGCATCTGTCCAAGTGGTACCATTCGAATACCAAGAACCACCGTTAGCTAAATCTGTGGCGATAATCTGATCAGTAAGACCGTTTGGCAGACCGTTTGGTTTATTTACTGCAACTGTATGTAGCATTATAGAACCCGGTCCTGCAGGACCATCAGGACCTATATCTCCTGTTAATTTTGAAGGAGGTGACCAATGAGTAACAGGCCATGGTGATACACCATCCAATGGAGTTGTACCTAGACTTGTCCATATTCTCTCAGTAGGAAGGACGGATCCTGAAATATCCGCTAAATCATTATACCAACCACCTCCTGGATCTGACGTATAGGGCTGACCTAAAGGAGGTGATGATGGTGTTACACCATCATCTACTTTAATAAATACCCACGCATTTCTTTCAGGATCAACACCTTTGGCACCTTTTAAATTAGTACTTGCTGACCATACATTATTAGTTTTCTTCCACACCTCCTCAGTTGTGGTATTTAAGAAAAAATCTCCGTTTAGACCTTGACTATTATTAGGATCATTCGGCCCATCTAACCAATGTGAAGGTGTCATTTCCTCAACAATTTCATGCCAATCTATGGACTGGTTCGGAAACCTATAATATGACCATATTTTCTCACCACGTGTCCCATCACTGCTGGTCTGAACATAAAAATCACCATCAACTGCAGCTGGTGAAAACGTTCTACTATGTGGGGCTAAAGGGCCTGGAGTATGCCATATAGAAGGAGTATCTATAATAGGAGTTCTATATTCCCAGCTAGTACCACCCGCTTCTAAAAATCCTGTTGTTTTATATCTAACTTGGCCGTCGGTTAAAGCACCTTCCAGTTTGGACCATCCTGAGATTGTATTAACGTTCAATACTGTTGGATCCGGTAACAGATTCAGTATTTGAGCATCATCGAGTTCATCTCTATAATATTGCTCAGTGGTATACAAAATAACCAGTTGATCACCAGAAGTACCTTCAGGACCTCTCATCTCCGAAATTATATTGGTCCATGTTTTTACATTATTTTCATCAATGGTAAGTTTATATGCAGACTCAGAACCTACTAGAGTTCGTACATAAACTGCTCCTTCAACAGTATCTAATCTATTTGCAGAAGTAGCAGCTGAAATACATGCGACCGGTTGACTTCTATTGTTTGCATCTAGACCATCAGCACAAATACCGTGAGGAAAATCCGTTTGAGGGTCAGCATCACCATAAAACCATCTAGCGGTGGCTAATCGTTGTGCTGCAGAATCCCAAGACACACTATATTCTAGATAATTTCTTCCAAACGCCCACCATTGATCACCAGATTGAAGAGTTGATCCTGCAGGAATATTATCTATAGAAATATAAGCTGTATTGCTAGCATCTTTAACTACCTTACCTACGAGATATGCCTTAGTCGGATCAAAAGCATCTACTGCAGTAGTATCCATAGTGTCAGTTACAACATCCCATACAGGTGATGGATCACCTGGTAATGCATTTCCTCTAAACAATGCTATTGACGCTGAACAAATTATATACTCATCAGGATTATAAGCAGGCATACTAGTATGCCATCCTGAAAAAGGATTGTTCTCAGTATCTGCAGCATGTGATGGAATTAGCTGGGGCATCACACTTGAAAAAGGATCAGTAGACGGTTTGCTCTTGTTGTCCTTACGTGCTTGAAGTAATTCAGCGTTGGCAGCTGCAAGGGCGTTTGTAGAGTTTAAATCGCCAAGTTCAGTACCAGGTATTCCTTGTAAAGGCCAAGTACGATAAATAAAGTCAGTTTCTTTACGGGTAATATCCATTTGCCATAATAATACTGGTACAACTAAATCCGGATTCGCAGGATCTACTTGAATTTCATACAATTCACCAGTAGTCGTATTAACATATTGATCGTTTATCCTAACTATTAACTCGGCCACATTTGAGGGTAAAGTGAATTTAAATCTATGAGTACCATTAGCCCATTGTGTGCCTGTATCCGCAATTACAGGTTCACCAGGCCCTGAATAATTCTTAGACCCAGCTTCTCCCTCAGGACCTTGGTTACCTACCTCTGTAGCCTCAATTTTCCAGTCATCAATAATTAAAGAATATACACCAGAAGCTCCGGCAGCGTCTGTAACTTCATCCCAATGCTGTGAGCTGTGGGCTGAACTGGATTCGGGTGATTCAGTAAGTAAATTAGCTCTAGTATCACGATCGAAGACTGTGGCTACTATACATTTATATGTGCGCAAGTTTGGAGCACCGGTACCATCAACACTAATAGCGTATTTAACATAATCATCCACATTATAAGCCTGCCATGGAACCCAATAATTAGGTTTTATTGCCGAACCTTCTGCCATAAAATGTACATCCGCAGCAGTCCAGCAGTTGTCTACACCATTACATCCAAACCCATTAATATTGTTAAGATTGCTTAAATACCATCCAGAAGCAATTGAGGCCTCACTACTTGTTGGTAGATCTAATAGTTCATTAGTAGAAAAATTATAATATGTGTTCCAATTATCAGTAACAGAGTTAGAAGGTAGTGTGCCTATATTACCTCTAGCCCAGAGTTTAACTGTTTTAATATCACTTCCATCGTTACCATCAACACCATTATATCCATTAATATTTACTATACACTTTTCAATATTTTCATAGCGCCATGTTAATGTTGTATCAACGTTAGGTACAGAACCTACTAAGTTCGAGGCCATGGCTGTTATCGCATATAAATTATGATCAGCTGTCAATAAATCTGTTGACGATGCAAGCCTAGACCACCAACCATTTATTATGTCAATAACTGGCTTAGGCGATCCTAAATAATACCCAATGTATTTTTCTTCAATATTAGCAAAAGCTCCACCTGCAGTAATTCTAGCTAGAGTAACTAGTTTATCGTCCTGTGTTGCTGTATCATAGTCCACATTAGGTGGGACATTACCTACTCGATCTGTATCGACAAACCCATACCCTGTTTCATTAACAAATTCTGGATAAAATGTAGAAGCTATCATCTCAGCAGGTGCTTCTAATCTAACAAGATCCTCCTGTGATTCAGGCCAACGATACCAATTACCTGAGCCACCACCCACTAAATTATCAAATTCTAACTGATCTGTACCAAAATTCCATCTAGTGGGTTTAACGGTGTTACCAATTACTGGATGTGGTTCGACGTTTAGTTCATTTAAAGTAAGCCTTTTGAATAACTGAATGTCTCTAGTATTATTTGCGTTTTCACCATCAGTACCTGATCTTAATACATCACCCCATGATTTTCCCTCACTACCTTCCAAACCATCCACAGTATGGTAGGAGCTCCCTGTAGGAGTATCAGATAAAAATGATGCTTTTGCATACCATAGTACACCTTGGGTTCTATTTTGAGCGTATGTTTCTGTCCCTCCAGGTAACATAGCATCACCCGGCTTAGCTACCCATTCATGTACATCAGGGTCAGTTAAAGGTGCTACTGGTACAGTTAATTCACCATCTCCCATAAAATTAAAACTTCCACCTATAGGGGCTATAAGCTCACCTGCATCACCCCATGTGTTAGATGGATCTAACGTGTATACATTACGCTCAGTACCTGATCTACCATCTGAACCATCCCCAGCCATTGCATTAGCTTGTGGTGAACTCCAGTTAGGGATGTCCATTATTTTCGTACCTACAGGATTACCCGAGGCATCAAGAACTAGTGTCCATCCACCGGGTTGTGTAGTACCTGTAGAGGTGTTTAAATTACCTGCAGAATCTAATCCAAGTTGTTGCGAAAAGTTATAACCATTTCTAGTGATTACTGAACCATAAACTTCGTCTTTATAGTACCCCACCGCCGGGTCCCATGCAACTGTCCTGTTGTCAGTGGGACTAATTTCTCCTGTAACAGAGTCTATATCTATATAATGGTAAGATAAACTAACAGCATTAGTTGCTGGATCCCAATTAACAACTAGATCCTTGTCTACCGAATCCTCCCATATAAATTCGTATGTCTGTGAATTCCAAATTACACGATCCCCAAGATTATACACGCGAGAGGAATTAAATATTGGAAGAGATGTTACTATAGTACTAGATCTCCAAAGAGCTTCTGTGCTAGCAGGGTCGTTCTCGTCTGGTGGTGGAGTATATGCAGTCCAACCAGCAGGTGCAATAAATGTAGCGTTAACGTTAGTTGATAATACGTCAATAGATGACCCATTCTCTGTATCTGGTATCTGTAAAGCTTGGAGTTCAGCTGAACTAATATCTGCAGCTGTTCTTCGGTACACTTCTAGGCTCATACGGAATATATTACCATCAGAATCAACACCACGAATACCATGTGTACCACCACCACCTGTATTACCTACCAAAGAACTAAAAAAGGCAGTAATTGAAGTATCAGCCCCTGCAGGTTGGATCGATTGCCAAAACTCAAATAAACTTTCGACACCATCAGCAGTATTAGTAAGCCCAGTATAACCACCCAAGCCATTTCCCTCAGCAGTAACCTCAAACGTTAACTGGTTTGTCGTTGCATTGTAAGTGATGTCAACACCAGTCGACGCAGCCGAACTGCTGGCCAACCACCTGCCTATAAAATCTTTAATATCATCTTCAGAATATCCCTGACCTTTAAGTTTCAGTAATTCTCCTACTATAGTTGAATTTAAACCAACTGTAATCTTTGCTGTATCTCCTACAGCTGAAGCAAGGTTATTATTTTTTTCTTTCCAATCTAAGAAAGTGTCCCAATTATATATCTCTATAACACTCATTGTTTAATCTCCACCAATAATTGGCTAATGATATTCTTAATGTTTTTAATGTCTTCTTTTAGCATTTTTATTTCCATATCTCTATGTGTTTCTACTTGAAGTTGTTTTTTATATTTATTAACTTTTAAATGGTTATTAAATGTAATAGCACCTGTATTAAGATCTCTTATATAATCCTTATGATCCTTTATATGTACAGTCCCATTCATTATTATGATATACCTGTTATAACTCTTAATCCAGACACTAATGGAACAATTGCTGGATTATTAGAAAACATTTCAATTTTTATCTGATATGAAGAAAACGCTATTCCTTCCGTTAAATGTTCTAGCTCCACTTCAATAAAATCATTAGAGTTACCTATAGGAATTGCTATAGCAGATGAACCATCACTAGTGAACTCTATCCAATCATGCGCATTTGAGACTGAAGGTGCTACTGGTACAGTTAATTCAGCATTGTCTCTTTTATAGAAAATCTTAACGTTAGTCCCGGCAGGAGATAATACATCAGCAAGTAGTCTAAGCTGTGAAGAAGGTTCTGATAAAGTAATAGATTTTGAAATATATGTAGCTATTGAGTCTTTATCAGAAGAGCCTATTATATTCTCTATTGCCAAAACCGATATTCTGTCAAGATCAATACAAGGTGATATATGATCAGATACAGACGATAAATTAGCAATGAATTCACATTGAATGTTAGGATCGTTTGAAGCAATGGTAAACTGTTTATCGTTATAATTTGTAATATTTGATGTTACATCTAGATTTTCTGATAGTCTATTCGGGGTCCCTAGATTACTTCTTAAAGTGTGGTTAGAAGACCAATTAATTTCTGTATTATTTGGTATAACCTCTGCCACTTGTAGGTGGAATTCAGAATAATCAACAGAGAATGTAGAACTTACAGATGAACCACCACCTTTTGTTTTAACCCATGCTGCACTATCTCCTGATAGTGTACGGGAAGAACGAGGGATTAGAATACTATAGGTATCAGGTGAGTGTATCTTGAATACTGTTTGTTCTATATTAAAAGATTGTTCAGGATATCCGGAGAATTCAGTTGCACCCGATATAGTAACAGATTCATCAACTTTAAAACCATGGTTTTTATGGTCAACTGTAATTTCGTCTGAATTTGCCGCGGCAGAATGTGTCTCTCTCCAAAATGACGAATTTGAATTGGAGGGATTACCATTTGCACTAATATCAGGATACGCCACCTTGGATACATAATATTTAGTTTCACCAGTGTCTACAAGAGTTTGGAATACTATATTATTTTTACTGTAGACTATTCCCTCAGCCCACTCACCTATATATGTTTGTTCCGCAGGAACAGTAAAAGGATTTGGTTTTAATATTAATGCATTTGATGACTTACCCCATCCATCAGTTGCCATATTTTCTTTAAAATTAACTATACCTTTTTTATTGGTATTAAATTTAGCTCTATTTAAAGTAAATGGTATATCAGACTCCTGATCAGGTGACCATGTAGAAGCATTAGACGATTTAAACATAGTACCTGGAAATAGTTGAGTATTAGTCAGCTGTCCAGTTACTAATGATCTTAGACCTTTAGTATGATACCATACTTCATAGTTATCAGACTCAGCTTCTAGTACCCAACAATATTCAACACCAGGTGATAGATAAACAGGTGACTCGAATTTAAACTTAGTCCTAGAATTTGCAATTAGATCAGATTTATCTTGAACATTATCCATGCTAAAAATGTCTTTAAAGATTTCGGTAACTTCGGAGGATTTTAATGTTACTCTAGAGAATGGAATTACTTTAATTGTAGGAGTTCCATCTCTCATCTCTCTAAGTTCTATAGATACGTCTCTCTTTAAATCCTTTTGTTTAAAATAAAGATCAATTGATGTTGCGAACAAACCATCAGGATATTCTGTTCTATTTAATACAAACGATTGTGCTAGAGGATCTCTATATTGAACATCAGATGTTATTCGTGTCCTTTCTTCTGATATCTCATGAGTATTAATATGCGGTAATCTAGTTGATAGTGTTAAATGTTCTTTTGATTCGATAAGACCTATAGCAGAATATGTAAATGATGCTGTAGTAGTTTCAACCTCACGGTTAATAACTGCACTGTCTGGAACCGACCCTAGAAATCCATCAGTTAACCTAAATATACGATCACCTGTTCTAAAGTTAATTTCATCTAAATTAGGTAACCAAAAAGATCCACATATATTACCAAATTCATCTGTTGTTAGGGATGATTGTTCACCAGGATGATGATTTACGTTAAGATACTCAATCTCAGACCATTCAGTTCCATAATTTTCTTCCATCTGTAGATTAGGATAATCACCTTCTATAGTATGATCAATAAACACTTCATCCTTCCTACAAAATCTGGAAACATCCACATCATCAAATGTTGCTGCTAATTCAGTATTAGGTTTTAGACCCACACCTTTAAATGATATTAAACGGGTTCTCATAGACGATGCAAGATTAACTGATACTACTCTATCGCCCATATCAACTAATTCAGTTGTTTCTTCTAAAGTGTTTTCAACACCCTCTCTACGCTGAAACGTAGAAGTAATGTTTTCACGTGCTCGCCCTTTCCACGAAAGTTTACCTGAGTAATCCCAATCACCTATTACTGTACCTGAATGTAGTGTTATCCAATCTTTATAGAATATACCAACATCATTCATATCAATATTAGCTAACATAGCATCATACAGGCCTGGTTGTTCGAATATTACCTCTGGTCTACGGTCTGTATCTTTCCAATCATCTGAAGCAGGTGATAGTTCCAATTTCCCTGTATATGAAGGTATCATATAAGGATTTACGTTTATAGATCCTGTTGCATCCATAGGTATGTGAATTTCTGGAACTTCTTCATAATTCAATGTTACAAGAGCACCGGTTTTTTTAATATTCAGAGAAGAAGTTAATGTACCGTCTAGTTCTTGTTCCACAATACCATTAGACTGAAAAATAACACCTGGTGAATCCGCCCAAGAAAGATTGAAATTCTTAGTAACTGCTGTAGCTCTTAATACATTCTCTAAAGGATCTACAGAGGAATTAAACTCAACATCATTAACATCTGCTTTAGAATAATCTTTAAATGAATCTACAAAAAATCCCGATTTCATTCTACCAATATCTATATTCATAGTATTAGATTCTAGAAGAGATAATGTTGTATACTTCTCAAGTCTATTAACTCTTTTTTCTATTTTACCAATATCCCTCATAGTATATCTGCGATTATTTATCCGTTTCATGGTTATATCAGAAGCTTTCCATGAGTTGGCAGGAATCATTAATTCATACAATTTAAGTGAATTTTTTGGTGTGTCAGGTACTGATGGGCTTTCCGAGGGTGTAGAAGATATAACATTAAACATTCCATTTATGTCTACAGTTACTATATCTAGCCTATCATAACCGATTGCAGTATCTATATCAATTAAAGTATTATGCTCAAGTATAGGATCAACATCATCCATCTTTGTTCTGAAATCTATTAAATTACCAACTGTTAAATCTCTTCCTTTTAAGGATGACCAATATGTAGGTAAGTTACCTATAATTTCTGTGGGATAAGATTCTATAGAGAAAAAGTCTCCAGAACCAGAATGCTCAAGATATCTGTATGTTATAGTTAAATTCTCAGGTAATGCTTCCATATTACCATTAAAAGAAAGAGCAGATTTATTATACATATTATCATTATCAGTGGATTTAATAGTAAAACTATTTAAATAACTAGTATTATCTTCAACATCATCCGAGTTTGAGATTGATAATATATCATAAACATCATAAACATCAGCAGTACCGGCATGGGATTTTAAATTTATTAGTTTTGAGTCTGGAATCTCTGATGTTACATTAATAGTATGAGAATCAGTTTTTAATGTTTTTGTTTTAAAAGACCCTAAGGTTTTATTTACTTTAGTAGCTATAACTAATCTTAACTGTACTGATCCTGACTCTCCTGTAATCCATGGATGGCAATCAGGAATATCAACATTAACCGTTTTATTAGTAGAGTCCGCGGACTCTATAGATATAGATAAATCGTCGCAATCCCCGTCGACGAGTGAAGTTGAAGTACCAATCGATTCAACCTGTGTTGCCGCGGCATGAGGTATCATTGGATTCAAACTAACACTTTTCATTACAATACTATCTAGATGACTGGCATCAAAAATACCTCCAGACTCGATTACAAATGGCACCCTATAGGGCATGCCCGCTAGATTTGTTTGAGTATTCCAGCTTAACTGGGCATCAAGTTCCTGTATTAAATTATAAGAGGCATGCCCTATATTAGGTGTAGCTGGGTTAATACCAGTATTACTTAATTTAGATACACCATGATCTGCTATTTCATATACTCTAGAAGCTAATTGAGAGTTTAGTTGGATATGATTAACTGAAGCATGAAACGCTAAGTTACCATCAGCAAATGCCTGACTCACTGTTCTATCAGTAGCCGATAGGTAAGAGGTTTGGATATTATTTAGTACCATTTCATACTGGATGTATATTCTAACCATAGCATCAAACATAGGACCGTCAATAGGTACAATATGAGATATTTTAAAATTAGCTAGTACCGTCTTATTACTAGAATTGGGTAGGAAACCATGAAGGACTAATGGATTACCGATGTCATACATTCCATTAACAGAATTTACATCAATATAGAAGTTATTATCTGCATTAATTAATTTATTTGTAAATACGGCCTTATTTGCTACAGGAATCTTAATATCAGTAGGAGCTATAGTTTCAATCTCGTAACCTTTTACATATGCTTTTGATTTTCCTACTACTGCAGGGAAATATTCCACATCATCAATTTCCGGAGTAAACACTGAGTCTAAAATATCTAGAGTAAAGGGTGCAATAGTATAATCCCCAGACTCATCAGATGTTCTTCTAGCTAATTCATCTGCCAATAAATTGTATGAAGTTTTATCAACTTTCTTAATTATTGTACCTTTTGATATTCTAAGCAATTCTATATAATTAGAATCTGGTATAATAATATCAGATGAAGAATCTACAATTCCAGTAGATTCTAATGCAGCTTTTACATGAAGGCGATCGGCACCTGGCGCTCTAGTATTATTAGTACCTAAAGAATTATCATGCAGAGAATGATCCACAGCCGCGGTAACAAATTCTTCGGTTATCTTTAATCCTACCGAAAAATTCAGGTGATTCTTATCAACTACACCTGTATGAACAGACATAATAGTCTGTTCAGGTACTACAACAAAAAGCTTATTAATATAAAATATACCAGAAGATATTGTTGTGGCTGCCGCTTTTAATGCACTTCCTGTTGCAAGATCTATATTATTAGAGTCTACTGTTAAGATATCCGTATTGTTTACATAATCAAGAATCTTAAAGGTATCTCCTTGAACAAAGAAGGAGGAGGATTCACGCGCTGGATCTGGATTAGAGGATGTATAATTTATATAAAAAACCCATATACCTTCAACTTTTTCAACTTTTTTAATCGAAGCTTTAATGGGTGATTTTATTTCAGTACCATCATCTTCGAATATAGTATGATTAATAAGATCAGTATAGAAAGAGTCATCTTTATCATCATCATGAGCAACTTTAATATAATCTAACGTTGAATTATGAGTTATATTTCCTGGTACAATTAATGAACCCTCTTTAAAGAAATGGTCACCAATATTAGAAATTTGTTGTTGCAATAATGACTGTATTTGAGTTAATTCTCTTGCTTGAACTGCCACACCTGGCTTAAAGAGAATACGTTGAAACTTCTCAGCAGGTGACAGACCGTTAGCATCTTTAACATGAATATCATCATAATAAGGTTTATTATTATAAGTTGAAGTTGAAGTTGGCATGGATTATATTCCTATTATAGTTCTATTATTAATTTAATATTTTCAATTTGATCATCTGATCTGAGGACCTTTCTCCGTTTTTCTAGATATATAATGTCCCCAGAGAATCTTTTAATATCAGGACTATCTACTGATATAACTTCTGCTGTGCCTGTCGGTTGACCATTTGTTTCAGACTCCGTAACTACACTTCCTGATACTTTAAAGTCTAAGAAACCTGTAGATTCATCTTGATGATAATATATACTATTTCCTTGAACATAATCTAAATGTGCAGAGACCATCCCAGCTGCGGTTTGCATTTTAATTTTAACATCTGACCCAAAAAGAGCTGCTACATTATTGTCATTTAATGGATCATTTAAAACAAGTTTCTTTAATGTAGAAGTCGGGTCTGCTGAGGCGTATAGTGGGGATTCACCTGTGCCTACTGTCTGCTTTTCAACAGAAGTGATAACACCAATTTCTCTAAACATTGGTGATGTTACAAACTGTGCAGGGTCAAAATCAAATTTACAATTAACACCTAAATTGTGTGCATTAAGATCATACTGAGCAGATTTACCAAAACCACCTGTATTAGGTAATACTAAAGAGGCTACTGCAGAAGTACTCTCTGAGGCTGTAGATGTAAATACAATTGATGCTTGATTCCATGCATCAATTAAGGGTTGGGTAGTAATACCATTAAGCTGTTCTGCTGTTGTACTTATATCATGCAACCTAATCTCTTTAATGAAACTCCATGAAACTCCCTCTGAGTCAGTCCAAGAAACCATATCAATATTTTCAGGTGGAATAATATTATCTGCATATTGTGCTAAATTACCGTCTCCTATAACCTGTACTACAGGTTTTTCATTTCCTGGATATTTGCCACCGAATGCAATAGAGACAGTATATACTTTACCTAAGGAGGCAGTATTTTGTACTTCACTTTGATTTACATCACGTGCATCAGTAGATGCAGGATCTGGGTTAGAAACTGGCATAAAAGAATCTGTAGTGAAACCAGAATTCATTTCATCAGAAATTGTATATAGATACTTCCATATATAATTATCAGAAGTCTTCTCTACTTTTCCTATTTCGGTTTGTATTGTAGGAGCAACTGTTGATTGAACTGTTGAAATTGAAGTTATTGTTGAATCAGTCTGATTGTGTGTTACTGTATCTACAGGAGCATAAAGACATAAAAATACATCACGCCCTACTGTTACTCTATCAGACAAGGGGGAGTCAAATGAATTATGATTTAAATCCGTATGTTTAGGATCCCAGGCTCTATATTGTGTTCCTGATATCCATGTGCTTCGAGATGTACATAATTCAACCTGATTAGAGTTGATCTTTTTAATTAGTTGCATATTCTGATATGCATCATAATGAGTAACTTGAATATTATCGTCTGTAGCTTCTACTACTGTATTATCAACATTAGCTAAACTAATGTCCTCATTATGCCATGCTTGATTTCTTCCAAGAAACATAAAATAAGGATCTTCTTTTATTTTCTCTTTGATAAACTTAGCCGCTGATATTCTAAATTTACTTGTTATTATAGCTGTCATATGTAATAAACCTTATTGTATGTTATTCTTTATTTAAACTGAGTGCGTTTAATATATTTATATTAATTATTTCACGTAAGACCTAAATCATTTAAAGATGCTTCAATGTTACCAGGAATAGAAAATGTTGACACATCGTTAATTGTATATTGGTTCCAAGCACCAGAGGATGAGATTAATAAAAACTTATATTCATCAAACCATGCATTCATCCCAAAAGGGCGGTCTAATTTAGAGAAGAATAATAATATCCTCTCCATTAATGACTCTTTAGCATATGAGGTAATAGAAGAGGTATCAAATGTTATTAAGTCTTTGATTATCATAGAACATATTTGACTTTCTGTCCGTTCCATGCATGTATTATTAGCAGTTAGATCAGAGAACACAGGATGATCTGCTATAGTAGAATACACTATTTCAGAAAATATAACATACCCTGCAGGGTGTTGTGATTTCTGAAACATACTATTCCATTCTCTTCTATTTATATTCACATTAAGTATCATATATGAATAAATTTGATAGAAGAAAGAATCTTGTATCTTAATATTAGCATTATTTAAGTGACCTTGAACCGATACATCAGGTGATGCCGTTAAACATGATTCCCCTGGATAATGCACCTCTATATTAGGTGATTCATAAAATATCTTAAAGAATAGTTTAAGTGATTCCGTGGTTCCTGACGTTCTGTAAAGTTCATTCAATTCTTTATATAATTGTTCTTTTGAAGCTGTATATGTATCTGGTATAGACAACCCAACATTAGTTTTTAGATGATTATGTATACCAGATATATCAATATCTTTATTATCAATGATGTGTAAATATTCTACTAGTTTTGAATGACTTTCTAAAAAACCAGTATATCCATTTAAAAAGGATATATAATCCTCATTATTAACAGATAGATGATCTGGTAATATCTCAGATGCATTAGGTATTTTTTTATTATATTTTCGACCTAAACTCATAATTATTCTCTATTTGACTATAGTATATACATTAATATCTGATGCCTTTATACTTAATATATTATTAAATTTTGGATGTACATCAACATTTCTGGGTATAACTTTAAACTCTATAATCTTATCTCTAAACTCATCAATAAGTTCAGTTAATGATAATGTTAAACTATTAATATGAATAATACCCCCCAATGAATCTACTACACCTACATTCCGTTCAACAATAAAATCATTGTTTGAGGCCTGTACAATATTAATATCTCTTTGATTATTAAGAGTAGAATACTTATCTAAAAACATACATTCCATATTATTATAATTGAATATAGAAGATGATATAATATTAGTTATATTAGGGTTAGATACTATCTGATCTGTAAATTCTACATCAAAAGCCCATGATTGTTTTCTAGTGTTTTCTATATGATTCCATTCTGCATTATCACCACCCTCATAATACTTCTCTAAAACTTTCGAGGATTGGCTTGATATAGAATCTACAATATTAATATCTTTAGCTATTTTAGATGTTACATAAGAACTTAATATAGAAGGACTTACCTTATCAATTATAGATAGAAGAGCTGATTTGCGAAAGATACCTTCAAATGATTTTAATACATTATTATTGTATTCTAAAACAGCCCCCTTAATTAACTCAGAGAGTTGACCATGTGACTGTGCAGCATACGGTGTCATATCATATTTTATATCCAGATGCATATTAATATAAACAGGATCTTTGATAATAGTATTTATTCCAATAATATTCTTTTTCGAAATATAGGTTTGAATATCATGTTTATCAGATAAACTTAATACATCACCCGTTTCCGGTACTATGGATATAAACACATTTCCTGGTGATGGTGGTATTTCTGTTTCACCACCCCACACCTTAATAGATTTTATTCCTGATTTTTCCTTTCTTATAAGTGCAATATAATCATCTGTAGTAACTGCTCTATTTTGTGCAACATAACCAAGAGGTGAATTGAATTTAATAGATTCTATTGATTCTTTAGTATCACCACCTGATGTTTGTTGTCCGAATAGGTTAATAGAATATACAGAGGACTCATCATATATATTTGATATATTATCATATATTGAAGGATCTATATTTGAACCAGCAATATATGATAAGCTTACAATATCACCATTTTCTAATTTATCCCCTATTATACCATCACCGAAATACACAGAATATAAACCATTCTTATTTTCTTGTGTCCAGTATAGATTAGATATTGTAAGAACATCTGATATTGATTTAATAGGTATATACAGTTTTGATTGTCCACCATCAACATTAGTTACAGTAGGTTTTAATACAGTTACTACTAATGTTGAGATATTACAATTTTTATTAGATAGATAGAAAGGTTCATTATCCTCTACATTGTAACGATATTCATCTTCTACTAGTTTACCTTCTACTAATGTAACATCTTGGTATACAGAGTTGACCTTTTCTACTGGAGTTTTTACTACAAAAGTAACAGGTATATTATCGTTTGATATAGAGGAAAATGTAGATCCACGTTCTAATACAGTTTTGTTATCAATACCAGATATATCAGCTCTTACTGTAGATGAACTATATGATCTTGGAGTATATCCTAATAACTTAGCATGTGATACCGCTGAACTTCTTAATTGTGATGTATCTAAGAAGGATTCATTTACAGCCATATTAGCATTAAATGCATTATAGTGTGTAGTATATGCCAATACATCTAGTACTGAATTAATAACAGATCCTTCAAAATTATAGTCTTTTAATTTATCTTGGGATTTAAGATATTCTTTTAATTCTGACTTAATTTCATGAAAGTTTAATTTATTGGTGTTAGGTGTGATAGCCATATACTAATCTCGTTTTTTTATTTCTGATTTAAATTGATCAACCACTTTGTTGATAATCTCTGGCTTGATTGCTCTAATTAAGGATTTTGTTTCATTCTCATCTATCAATACATCTAAATTAGAAACTGGTATTGCTGATGAATCTGATGATGTATATAATATAGGTAAATCTAGATTATTATTATACACATAATGATGTGGCATATTATATGACTTCTTAGATGTACCTATAGTAGTGAATGTAATACTTGTATCATCAGCAAAAGTCATCTCTATATCATTAGATATAGCAGGAGAATCTAATAATGGTTCTAATTGTATCCATAATGATGTGGCATGAATACCTATTACTTTATACACATGATCATTATTAACTTTCTTAATAACTCTATCAATAGAAAACTTAGACAAGTCATCTTCATGTATGTTGATACCTACACCAGGATATTTAATTGCTGCATTATCATATACAGCTTTTAATGATTTAGGCCAATCTGTATATAAATCTTTAAGACGTTCATTTACTAAAAAGAATGTCCAATAATGACTATCTGTCCCATATAATACAGTAGACATATTATCAGGTCTATATCCATCAGGTATTGTTACAAAAGAATAAAAATCAATATCATCACCTTTTAATAAATCAATATCAACATAACTTGTAAGATTAGTCATATTATAATCAACACCATCTATATTATAGGGTGTCTTAGGGAAATCTGAAAAATAACCTTTCATCATCGTATACGCTCTACTATGAATTCTACTGTTGTTTCTACTTCAACTGGTGACAATATTATCATATCTATTGAAATAGTTAGAGCATTAGCATCCATTCGTGTATCATCTACATCTATACTAGTTACTTGAATGCGTGGTTCATAATTAGTTAAAGTAGATAATATTCTTGCTTTAATAGCAGCTGATGTTATAGAATCCCATAACTCAAATAAATAACTTCTTAGATTACCACCATAAAGATCATCAAATACTTTCTCACCTTTATTAGTCATTAAGATATTCATTACAGATTGTTTTACTGCAGCAACATCTGTCTGTAGAACAATATCAGATGTCATAGGGGATTCTCTAAACCTTAGATCTAGATCTGTATAATGAAACTTTCTGGAATTGAGTACTTGATTCATAATAGTATTTATACTGGTTTACCTACTTTGTTATTAAAGGTTGTTGTTTTTCCCAAAGAGCTAAGGCAGTATTATATCTGTCCTCTGCATTTTTATTAATCATTTTTGCAAGACCTTTCTTCTCCCTATACATAGCCATCATTTCAGACTCATATTCAGAAACATCCATACTTTCTGGACGTGGGTATCGTGCCCTTAATTCATCTAGAGTAATCGTAAGAAGCTCTGGTTTTTCAGGTTTCTCCATTGGTGCTCGTCTAGACGAGGGTGCCTTACCCATTCTTGCTAACTTAATCTCAGCATCATCTGTGGCATTTTTAACTTGTGTTGCTATAGCACCTACACCAGCCTCAACATCAGCACCAAACTCTGTAAGTTTCCCTTTTGCTACTGTTGCCGCTTCTGATATCTCCGACTTTATTTCTCCTAATGCACCCTCAAAAGGAAACTTAGGCATATTAGGTAATAACTCTATTGCACCATCCACACCTTTTTGTACATTAGGTATAATAGCACATATATCTATATCATCACCGTCTAAGGCACTTAATATTGCATCTAAGTCTACACCTGCTTTATCCAGCCCTTCACCCCATGATTCTTTAAATTCTTTTTTAGCAGATGCTATTTTTTTATCAATGCCCGCTTGGATATCCTTGGGTATCTTACCTTCAGCAAAGGTAGCAAGATCTGATGCATATCCGTCTAGAGTATCTTTCATCTCCATAAGTTCTACGGACATTGCTTCCATCTCTGGTAATTCGAGAAGGGGATCTGGAAGTGGTGGCATCCAGCCTTCAATCGCAGCTATGGCATCTGCTTTCATCTGCTCTGCAGTAGCTTTAGCATCAGCGATCCCTTGATCCACCATCTCCAACGCTTTCTTTTTAGCAGCGTCTAATTCGTCCTGTAATCCACCTAAGAGGGCATCTACATCTATTCCACAAATCATGCTTATTTATCCTTGTTTAGATGAATATCACCACCAGAAAGTAGTTCAATATTTTCTGTTGCTGTTTTAATAGTCATTAGTTCACCTGAATCAACTTGTAACTTTAACCCTACTTTTATTGATGAGTTCTCTGCAGAGAATGTTCCAAAATTACCATGAGTAGTTAGGTTACATTCTTTTGTAGTAGTGATCTGAGTATGACCCTTTATAGTTTGATCCCAATTACCATTAATAGTATGTTTATGATTCAGGAATGTATTAATAGTAGAATCTTCATGTATTGTTAGTATCTCACCTTTAGATATATTACCTGTACGATTACCTATAATCTCAAAGGCGTCATTACCACCACCATCAACTTTGCCTCTAGCACCGATCTTAGTATATCTGTTTTTATGTACTTTAGTAGTCATATCACCTTCAACTTCTAATACATAATCTCCTTTAATAAGTTGTCGGACATTACCGTCTACAGTAAGATCACATGATCCCATAACATATACAGATTTCTTACCTATGGTTATCTCAAACTGATCTCGTACAATCTTTGTTACTTTATCACCTGTAGGATGTATTTCTTCAAATGTACCTGATTTATGTTGAGTCATTAGACGTTCACCATCAGGGGAATCATCTACTTCTATTACATGACCTGATTCAGACTCATATACATGATTGAACGGATATTGTGCATAAGTATTAGATTTAGGATCAGGTTCGTCCCATTTAGAGGGTGGATCAGGTGGTAGGGCTTCAACTGTTGCAACATCAGGTTTAGTAGCTTTAGGTATATCAGTTACTTTTAATGCTCTCCGTTGCATTAATGCTATATGATTGTCGGCATTCTTACCACGCCCTAATCTATTATAATCAGGTTCACCTGCAAAGAAAGGATAGTTAGAGAATGGATCTTTAAAACCTTTAGTTTCAACAGAGTCAGGTTCCTGATCGAATGCTGTTTCTGCAGGCATACCCGATACAGTACCAAGTACAATAGGATCTTGCATAAAATCATCATTAAATGCTAGTACAACCCATGACCCTTCTACTAGGAATTGTGTATGACCTAAACCAGATACAGATGGTGATGTTGTTGGAAGCATTACTGTAGCCCATGGTAATGACTCAGTTGGTATTTCAGATAAATTAGGTGAATGTTTTCCTAATATACGCACTCTTACACGACCCATTTCTAATGGATCCATTCTATCTTCTACTACACCTAACTCAACTTGCATGCTCAACACCTATAAAATCTCTAATTAATTCAAGTGACATTGAATATGTTGTTTTATCAAAATTATGTGAAATGGCAGATATTAAATATTTGCCGGATGATACCATATCTTCAGGTAGATTTTGAAGAGCTGGTATATTTTGTTGTATTTTAACATCTAAACAATCACCACATTCTATTTCTTTAATAGGATCAACAAGTACAGATAATCGTGCAACATTCATTCTATTAATAAATGATGATCTAGACATTAATGATGTAGTATTGATTGTATTATAGTTAGACATTATCCCATCAGCTTCGAATGATACATTATTTGTTCTAGATACAAAATGTCTAGAGTTAGATAATTCATCTAATGGTTTATCATCTATTTTATATTCTTTAGATATTAATTCATTCTTTATTTTAGCAGAATCTGTATACTTGAAAGTGGTTGTGGAAACAGTTTTATTCGATATATCAATAACAGTAGTATTAGATGCATATGCTCCTTTAGATAGAATAGAAAGGGTATCGTATGCAGTTTCTTGTTTAATAGATGTTACATGATTTCTATGATCTGCTAATCCTCTAACAGTTGAACCATCTTTTCCTGTAGAAGATATTAAATTAGAATCATGTATAGTAGCCTTAGTATCTTTAGATATCATTGAATTAAAAGATATTAACTTAGTAGTAGACCCCGAATTTAATGTATCAAATAAGAATAATGGTGATTTCTCATTATTAAATGCTTTATCTAATATCTTATCAATAGCCTGGTAAGGTTTAATAAAAGGGAATACTATATTATAAGATGATGACCCTTTATCATATATTTCTACTTCTCTATTTAAGTAACTTTTATATATTGTTTTAATAATATCAGAAGTAATACCTCTAAAAGATCTTGAAAACGTTTTAGTAGAATTAAGGAATTCTTTTTCTGTTACTAATTTAAATCTTATAGAAGAAACATTTCTTGCTACTTTTTCTATAGAATATACATCAGTTATACGGAAATTAAGAACACGATCAATATCATCTTTTCTAAATTCTATCTGAACTGTTTCTTGTCCTATTAGAGGTACACGATTAACTAGTCCCGAATCATCATACATAATCATATCACCTCTTAAAAAGAACTGATCAATAGCTTCAAATATAGTAAGTTTTGTTACATTATCTGTAACATCATATATATTAGAGGTATGTGACTTTATTGTAACTTTGAAATTAGAATAACTACCTATTATGGCATCCATAATCTTTAATAACCTTTTTCAACATGAGATCTATATATTGGCATTAATTCTCTAAAATTTAGTGTCATATCAACTCTTACAGGTTCATCGTTTTCTTTAAAAAATGAATTAGAATCCTTATTATATACAACACTACATGATTGAAGAGCTACTTCTGGCATCTTAGGGAATTGTGCATTAATAAATTCTATATCAAATACTTCAGGGAAATTCAAAGTAAATGGGGATTTTTTTGGGTACATTGACTTTCGAAAATTTCTTATAATATCTTTAACAACTAAGGACTCTTCTCTAGACTCAGGTATAAAGGCCCATGAAAAAGACCATTCTCTAAGACCTACACCTTTAAATGTAATGAAAGGATTTTCTCGTAATACAACTTGGGTTTTTTTAGTTAATTCGTCTAACCCCCCTGCGATTACAGTACCTCCTATACCACCAGCCGCTAATCCTACATTTTTAGCTATTACAGCTCCCACGGCTACTTTACCTGCAGGAGTGGAAATAAGTGCAGAACCTCCGTCCATTATGTCCTTAGCACCTCCTTTCAATCCTTCTAATGATAAATCAAATTTACCCCCAGAGTCTAAAATAGATCCTATAACACCACCTGATCTTTCTTCATATTGTATGTTATCATTAAAAGAAACACCAGGAACAACATGAAGAGCTATATGATATCCTAAGTCTTTAATTATAGAGTCATCAGCTTTACCGTAAGTAGCTGTATGTGAACTAAACATTATAGCGGGAGAAGTAGACTGACCTATATTTAATGGATACCTTAGTATTTTAGGAGCTGTCCCTGTCGTTGGCTCTAGAACTGCGATTGGCATATATGTTACCTTATAAATATGTTTATTATTATTACTTATTTATATATTTATAATGAAAACCTACAAGGGTAAATACAAACCCAAAAATATAAAAAAATATAAAGGTGACTATACCTCAATAACCTATAGATCTCTATGGGAAAGACAAACCTTTAGATGGATTGAAGATCAACCCCATATAGTAGAATGGAACTCAGAAGAAGTGATAATACCATATAGATGTCAAACAGATGGTAAGATGCATCGTTACTTCATTGATGTATACTTTAAGACTAAAGGTGGTAGGAAATACCTAATAGAGATTAAACCTGATAAACAAACAAGACCACCAACAGGTTCTAGAAGAACTAAACGTTATATTACAGAGTCATTAACCTATGTAAAGAATCAATGTAAATGGGAAGCTGCTACTCTCTTCGCTGAACAGAATAACTGTACCTTTGAGATATGGACTGAACATAAACTAGAAGGTCTTGGTATTAAATTACTCAGGTCACAATTACCGAAGACTAAACAACCAAAGAAGAAGATACGAAGTAAATAATATACTGTGTACCCACTTTCCGCGGACGGTAATAATATTATAACACATATACAAAGAAAAGTCAAGTAAAATATATAAATAAACATATGGCAGAACAAAAGAAATCATTATTCGATACATTAGAGAAAGAAGCATTTAGATCAGGTATTCAAGCAAGAACTGTTGATTCCTCTAAATGGTTTAGATCTAAAGTACAGGAATTAGGAGCACAAAATCCACAAAAAGTATTAAAGGATTCGGCTCTTCAAAAGAGAAAGGGATTCAGAACAGGATCTATGTATATGTTCTTCTATGATCCTAAGCATCGTAAGACATTACCGTATTATGATGCCTTTCCTTTAATCATTGCAGTAGAAAGAGCTAAAGGTGGATTCTATGGATTGAATCTACATTATCTATCTCCTGTATTAAGAGCTAAGTTTCTAGATAAGTTAATGGAAAATACTAATAATCGAAAGTTTGATGAAACAACAAGAATGAAGTTGAACTATCAAGCATTAAAATCAGTTGGTAAGTTAAAAGAATTTGCACCGTGTTTTAAGCATTATTTAACAGGGCATGTTAATTCAAATATTGCAATGGTAGAAGCACCTGAATGGGAAATAGCAATATTCCTTAAAACAGAATCATTTAAAAAGAAATCAAAATCCCATGTATGGGGTCAATCTAGAAGGGCATACTAATGTTACCAGCTAATGTAGATACATTAAAATCAACTATTAATAGACGTGGTGGTTTAGCAATAGCTAATAAATTTGCCATATATATGAATAATCCTGCAGGTCAGAATCTACTTACAGGGGGTGCTGGTGGTATAGGTGCTACTATAGGTTCCCTAGCAACAAAAGGTCTTCAATCATTAGCAACAGGATCTTCTTTTTCTCCTACTGCGTTTCTTAATGATCCCAGAGATATGTATCTTCTTGCTGAATCATGTACATTACCAGGTAGATCTTTTATGACATCTGATCGTAGAACCGGTATAAAAACAACTAAAGTAGCATATGGTATAGATACATCAGCCGTTAAGTTTACATTTCTACTTACTAATGATTACTATATTTGGAAATATTTTAAGTCCTGGATGGATTTCATAGTACCACCATCCGATGATATAAATGAATTAAAACTTAATTATAAGAATAATTACTCTACTGATATACAAATACAACAGATGGCGTCAGGGGATTTCATACCATCATATTCTATATCATTAAAAAATGCATACCCTATTGCAATGGATGCGGTAGAATTATCTAACACATCCTCTGATTATGTAAGATGTACAGTATCTATGGCATATGATAATTGGGAAGAACAAGGCTTATTAGATGCAGCATTAGGAACAGCTGGTAATTTAATAGGAAATATATTTTAATAATAACAGTGAAACAGGTGAATTGAATCATGGCATTACCACAAATAGCAGTACCTAAATATAATTTAACAATACCATCAACTCAAGTTGAAGTAGAGTTTAGACCTTATCTAGTAGGTGAAGAAAAGATATTAATGATTGCCGCAGAATCCGAGTCGGAAACTGTTATGATGAAAGCAGTAGTTGATATTATTAAAAGATGTGTTACACAGGATATTAATCCTAAGAAACTAAAGTTATATGATATTGAGTATATCTTTACACAGATGAAAGCAAAGTCCGTGGGTGAAACGAGTGAAGTTGTTATTAAATGTGAGAAATGTCAGGAATCTAATACCATACCATTAAATGTTGATAAAGATATCTCTGTAACTAATCTTAAAACTAAAAAATCACATTTTAAAATTCAGTTAACTGAAAATGTAGGAATTGTATTAAAGCATCTATCAATGGAAGACTCCTTAGTCGAGGATACAACAAGTGAGTCCCAGACTAATCAGATATTTCATAAGGTTATACAATGCATTGATTATGTATATGAGGGTGATACTGTATATAATATACAAGATGAGGGTATTAAGGAAATGTATTCCTTTATAGAAGGTTTGAACTCTAAACAGTTTAAACTATTATCAGATTTTATTGAAAATATGCCGCGTCTAGAGTTAAATTCTAAGTTTAAATGTTCTAAGTGTGAAAAAATTAATAAAGTTAAGTTAGTGGGTATAGACAATTTTTTCTAATAGCCCTTTCTCATACTAGTTTAACTAATTATTATAAGACTAATTTTACAATGAGTAGACATTATCAATACTCATTGACAGAATTAGAAAATATGATACCTTGGGAAAGGGAAGTATATGTGGCGCTCTTAATACAGGATATAGAAGAAGAAAATGAAAGAATTAAAAGTCAAAATAGATAACAAATAGGATTTAAGTAAATGGCAACTGAAATGGTAAAATCACAAGACAATCTAGGGTCTAGATTAATTAGTGCTCAGATGGTAGATGCTACATCTACAATAATGGGAGTAGAAACATTATCTTCTATTGGTGCTGCTGTAAATAAATCCTCTGAAACTCTAGAGAAGTCTAATGCATCTATATTAAAAGTTGTTTCTTCATTAGGATCAAATAAGAACAAATACACTCCTATTACTACAGAACTAAGACGTATAGCATCAACACTAGGTTTTATCTCAGCAAAACAATTACCTTTAATAGTAGAGTTCATGGCAAAGGATAATACTCAAAGTATGAGGGCATACGATCTAGAGAGTAAGGCATTTAAAAAACAGAATCAGATGTCTAAATCAGCAGCTAGAATGAGAAGGGAACTTGAGAATGAGAAGGGATCGGCCTCTCAACAAGGAGTTGATGGAAAACCAGATCAAGAAGTTGAATCAAAATTAGGTCTATTTGGTAGATTGAGAAAAGGTCTACTCGCTGGTCTTGTAATGTTCAAAGGATTATCTCTAAACGTATTAAAGATCTTTGGTAAAGCTGGTGTGATAGGGGCGGTTGTTCTTCTTGTAAAAGGTTTATATGACAAGTTTCAAGCAGGTGAATTTGACACACAACTAAAAGCCCTTGGTGTAAAGTGGGACAATCTAATGATAACTTTAACACCTATTATAGAAGCTGTTTCTACTATCTTCTCTACTATCGGGGATCACTTAACTAGTTTTATTGGGGATGCCTTAATATCCGTTACTTCTGGTATTATGGATGTTGTAGGAGGTCTTGGTAAACTATTAAGTGGTGATCTATCAGGTGGTCTTAAACAAATGATTATAGGTGAGGATGGTAAAGGTGGTATTATCAATATGTTGGGTAATGTAGTTCTTGATGCATTCTCTGCTCTCGGTGGTATATTAGACGATCTAGGTATTACAGAAGCTTTTAATACTTGGTTAAAAGGTATTATAAGACCTATGTTACCCGACAGAGATAGTATATTAGCATGGGCTGTACCTGAAGGACTATATGAATATGTTGATGCACCCCCTGCTGTTGTGCAGTCTAAACAAGATAAAGCAATACAGAATGATGCTAAATCACTTATTGATACACCAAGTAAGTCATCAGTTAAAGTAAAGAAATTCAGGACCTCTCAGGAAGTGCTTCAAAAGAAATATCTTGGTGTTACTATGTCTAAACCTAACCAAGATGCACCTGCTATGACTGCTACTACAAATAATGCACAGATTAAACAAGATGCTGAAGACTTAAAAGAACAAAATAAAGCAATTCAGGTTGATGCGAAACAAGTTATGACTGATAATTCATCTACACATAATACAACTAATGTATCTACTACTCCACCAGCAAGATCTTTCAGTAACGCTAATAGTAGATTTTTAGGTGCAGTTAATTAAAGGATAATAGACAATGGAAATATTCAGTAAGTATGATATCAATGAAGACGGTAAGTTAACTAAAGCAGAAGTTGATCGCCGTGAACGTATAATGAACATCGAACTAAAAGAAGAGAAACTTGAATCACAAAAGAAAATGGCATGGATCTCTATGTTTGGTATGATAGCCTTTACAGGTGTACTGTTTACACCACTTGTATCAGTAGAACGTGTTGACGCACTAGGTGATCTATTAGGACTCTTTTATATGGGTCAAGCGTCTGTAGTAGGTGCTTATATGGGATTCACTGCATACATGAATCGATAGGCATAAAAAAGGGGTCAATTAAGACCCCTTCTGATGTAGAATGATTAACCCTCTTGGGCTAACTTAGCAAAGTATGATAACGTATCATCCGTATTGGATGTCTCTACAGGAGCAGGTGCCTCTGTAGGTGTTGAAGCCGGTGCAGCAACTTCATCCAACTCAACTGACTCTGCTGTATTTCTCGGAACTGTTGTTCCTAATACACGTGCCAATTTAGTCTTTAACTCATCATAGGTTTTATACTGTGATTCACCATTAAACTCTTGAAGATTATATAAAGAGTTATACACACCTTCTAGTTTAGTATCATCACCACCTAAGAATTCAGATACATCACCGAACTCAGAACGATCATAGTTACGATAACCTTCTACTTTACGGATCTTCAACTTAAAATCAGCACCACCCCAGAAATCAAAAGGGTTAACTGGTACATCATCAGGAAACTCAGGCTGCATTGCCTCTGTTAACTTGTCAAAGATCTTCTTACCATATACATACATAAAAGTCTTACCTTCATTAGCAGGATTTGCTGAATCAGATACAACATAGATGTTAGACACATAATGCAGTCTACGTTTACGAGTGCGAACTAACTCTTTATCAGAATCAAGACCCGAGTTCCATAAAACTGTATTCATCTCAGATAGAGGATCTTGCTTACCAATAGATGTAAGTGAACGCTCGATATACCATAAGCCACCAGGTCCTTGGAATCCGTGATCCCAATAACGTACCCAAGGCACATCTTCACCTTCTGCAGCAGGTAGGAAACGAAATACTGCATAACCATTACCTGATTTATCTACAGTAGGTTTCCAATACTTATCGGCATCCTTATCCCAATCATTATTTTTATTACCAGATACTGACTCAGCCGCTTTAACTAAACCATCAATCTGTGCTTTTCTATTCTTTTTCATTGCTGAAAATGACATATACTTCTCCTTTCGTATTTAAATTATATTACAATGTGTGTCAAATTTTAAAGAAGATAAGACGAACTTCTATTTCTATACTATGTATTATACACTATTTTACTCTAAATGTCAAGTACTAAGTTTTCCATATGAAATGTACCACCACCACCTTTAAGATCTGGGAATTTGATATGAGCTAATTCAGATGATATAATATCATTAATGATACCTAGATCAGTAGTTTTAAATTGATGCTCATCATACTTAACATGAACTTTAGTACCTATTCCTACTTTCCATCTCTCAAAAAATTCCCTATATATCTCTATACGTTCTTTTTCTCTTTCTATTTTCTCTTTATTCATACCTGGTATATTCATAATAGTTTACTTGAATGTGTTTAAAACCACATCTTTATATTTATTAATATCAGGGATTGGCATAAGATCTGAGTAACGTTTTACTCTATGAGCTAATGTTCTGTATACATTAAAATTCTTATATTCGACTTCTGTCGCTTCAACAAATCCTGTAAGTTTATTTAAGATAACAATAGATTCAAGTGCAGGTGATGTTTCCTTTAAAATAGGAGGTATTCTGATCTTCTTACCATATTTAGATTCAGGACCATCAGCTTCACATCTCAACCAAACATCTAGGGAGGTCTCAATCTCTGACAATCTAAACATATCCTCTTTGAATGTATATAGTAAGGACTCACGGACCTTATTATGCTTATCATAGTTAATTGATGTCATATCTCCAACCCAGTTAACACCTTCTAAGAAGTTATATGCATAGAACTCTTTAACATTCTTAGTATGATGCTTAATAGGATAGTTATACTTGTACTTATCCTTACGCTTAAAGAATGCTTTAGGTGTTACCATAGTTTTGAAGTTATAACGAACTGCGTTATAATCAGAGTCAGGGTCGAAATGTAACCTAAGAGCTTGATACATTCTAAAGGATTCGTATACTGCTCTAGCTGTAAATGGTGACTGCTCAGGTTTGTTATAGGCGAAATTTGTATTCATATCGGTAACTTATTACCAGTAGATTGTATTAATTTAAGATTAGAAGCATAGGCCTCTAACTTATACTTTAATGGTTTAGACATATACTTAGATGCGTCAGAGGGATCTATATTATTGTCTTCACATATCATTAGAATAGCATCCATTAGATCCCCACCATTCGTAACAACTAGCTTCTCTACTAGTTGTGTAAACTTCTTTTGATTGATCTGTTTTGATTGAAGTTCTGCTTCGATTATATTAGCCATTAGAATACCTTTAAAATAATAGTAGAGTTATTTAGTCTACCTGACCCTTTTGTTCTAACAGTCTTAGCCATGGTAGTGAATCTGATAATCCATTGCCCCTTTCTCATAGAGGTTAGAAGTTTAAGCTGCTTTTCTGGTGTTCTTAAACGTCTTTGCTCTGAAAAATCAAAACCCTTTAATGTACTCCCTCCAACAGTCATTCCATCAAGAGACGTATAATAACTAAGCATCTTAGTTGCTGTATTATATAACCAAACCTCTTTAGAACCTATTAGTTTCTCAGGATCAACAGATTTAAGCTTAAGTTCGGGGAATGCTTTAGCATACTTCACTTTTGAAACAACTTTAGAAGCAGGCACTACTTTCTTCTTACGAGCAGGTGTTACAGCTACTTTATACTTCTCTAGTGAATCAATCATCACATCAAAGAACTTAATAACCTTATTCTTCTGCTGAGTAGTGTATGTAGAGTAACCTTCCTTCATAATAGGAACAGTCTTAGACAGAACATATTCATTACGAACACCTGATGCCCACATATTAATCTCTTGAATATAAGATGCTTTAACATTGGAGTCTGCCAAGTATTTCTCAGTATTGAACTTCATCTTAAAATCAGACTCTATAAAGTTCTCAAACGCGTCATCTAGTCCAGTGATATATTCATTAAGTTTAATAGCAGTACGTTCTTG